ATTATATCTAGCAAAGTTAACACTTATTTTTGATTGTTTTTTTTCGGCTACATATAAATGTTTTTGATTAGCCATAATAGCTAAACCCGAACTAATCGTTGCATCATGTTTTGTTCTATTACTTATATCAAACCTTGCCCAATCCTCTAGTGTCCTTGTAAACATCATTGTACCCATCAAATCACTAGAACGATGTGTTTCACTTAAATCTAATCCCACATATTTTTCTATATATGATTCTACCGCTGAAGCATGTGCTTGTTTAATGTCTTCCGAAGAATTAGGAATACCTCCAATTTCTTTTTCCGTTTTAGAAAGTTTAGTATAATGTTTGTCCGGCCTATTCATACAGAAACCTCTGTATCCTCTATTTTTAAAATGATACAACAAACGAGGCTTATTATTCTCTACTAATATGGGCATACCGTAAAACACACACGCCATCAAAACTTCTTCAAAAAATATTTCTGCTGTTTGAGGTCGGGCAACATACTCTAAAAAAAATTCATTTGTAGGAGCTTCATCCATATGAAACTTAGTCATCCCATGCAATGCTCCATTAGAACCCCCTCCTCCAACTGTGCCGGATATATCATACGAGTCACAACCAAAGGAACCTAAGTGGTCATTTAAAGGATAATACACTCCTCGCTTATCTACATAACGATTTTGAAGACGCTTAGGCGGTGTCCACGAAACTAAAAACCTACCCCTTATATTGGGTGTCCATATAACCTCTGTGTCTTTTATTCCATTTTTCCACGAAAAAGAACCACGTGTTAAATAATGCTCAGGTATTAAAGAATCATTATAATCTATTTGTTGATAGATTTTAGTTAAATTAAAAAGTGAAGCCTTACTTTCATCTCTAAAAGCATGAGACTCTGTTCTAGGAAATTGACGATAAAATTCATTTAAAGCATCAGCATCATTCTTTAATGAGGTAACCTCATCTTCCCAATAGTCAACCGCTCCCTTGTTAATTAATTCACCATCTACCCCCTTTACAGGTTTCTCGGGTGTTTTAAATACAGGCATACCATAAACATCTATAAATCCTTCCATGTTCCACTCCATAGGAATAAATAAAGAGTACATTCCGCTTTTTGTTTGACCATTGGCATTTCTAGTAGAAACATTTGAGTCTTCAAATAATTTTTTATAATTTCCACCTCCCTTTGAAAGTGCGTTAGAGGTTGACCCCATCATACATTTACCAATAATTTTACTACCTAAACGTAAACATGTTTTGGTTACTCTCCAATTGTTTAAAATATTATTTGGTTTAATCCATTTACCGCTTTCATCATGAACTAATAATAATAATTTTTCACCATCGTAAGAGTTGTCATCAGTATTCTTCCAATCAATAGTGGTATCAAGACCGTATAGTTCTTCAGCGGTTAGCTCATACATATTTTTTTTTGTAATCTTTGCAGCAGGAACTCTGAACGCTAATTCTGTTTTAGGTTTATCCATTCCATCTTGTATAGGTTTAAAAAAGAATGGAAGCCTAGAAGATATAGGAACAACTTTATCGGTAAACATTTTTTTAGCATCAGAACCTGTTTTAGATAAAATACCAACCCGTGAATCTTTAGCTAAAGTACCTACATTTACACACTCAGAAGACCCCATGTATGAAAATCCTGAACGACGTATTTTTAAATATGTCATTCCAAAACTTCTTTTATCAGCTTTACATGCTTCCCAAAATAAAAAGAAAACTCTATTAGCTTCTCTATAGTCGGGATATCCTACATCTATATTTGTCCATTGCAAATACATATAGTGGGAGCCTGTAATATAAGTAGGTTTACCCTTATTCATAAACCAATGTCCTAATTCTCTTTTGTCAAATTCTTGCTCAATATAATCAACCCACCTATTTTTAAATTCTTTAGGCATCTCATTCCATTGAAAAATAGATTGAACTTTAGATAAGGCTGCAGGGGTTTGACTTCTTTCCCAATATTGATTTTGTGTATCCTTAGACCTTTGGTAACATTCCTCGGGCTGCACAGGTATTCCAATATTAAGACCTGATATTTGAACCACACTTCCCACTCTGCCGGTTTTAGAAATATTAACAAAGTCATATTTTTCATTATATCCATATACCCATGTGCCGACTCTATTTTTTTTAGCCAACACCCTCTTAGGTATATAATCAACTAATACCCTGTATAATTTATTTTGATCTTCTTTCTGCAAAGCCTTGTTTAGTATCTACGGTTGTGTTATTCTTTAACGCATTTAAACTTTCTTCCTCATTGTCTATGCGATTTAATATTTCAAAAGCATCAAATATGGCTAGCTTTTTTGTAGCTGCTGCATTTTTTAATCTATCTGCTGCTAACTCATCCTCGGGGTCAGGTTTAATTATTTCTTCTTTAGCAACTTTAATCAATTGCCTCACCGCTTTCCTTCCCGCCTCTATAATCTGAGTTTTTAATTCTTTTGAATCCATCTTGTTTACTCAAAATTTTAAAGTTATCTGATGGTCGAACACCCTATATAAAACCTCATCATCCACTGTAAATTTATATTCTGAATTAGGACGAAAGCTTACCTTGTCTCCCTCCTTTATCCCTTGGCTTTTTAAATATTTATTAGGATATTTCATTACACCCATCAAAGGTTCGTATTCACAAAGTTTATCTAAAGACATATTTTTTTCTGTCTTTATGGGTTTTACAAAACAATACCTATCGTACGTTTTCCATTGCCCTTTGTGTTTATATAAAAAGAATTGTTCTTTGTCAATTAAAAAAGTATCATCTTTTAAAAAACTTCTACCGCTTTGTTGACGACCCTTAATGTCATTATAAAATTTAAAAACATTATGATGAACTAGTAGTATATCCCCCTTCTCTATCTCTCCCCTGTAACCAATAGGTGTGCTAACAACCTTAGCTTCTCGATTAGAAAAACGATGGTCTTCCTGAGAAGAACTGACCACAACATCTAAGCCTGCTATTTTTTTAGTATTAGCATAACGCCTCCCCTGAAGAGGAGTTACTATAAAGTCTGTTGGTGATTTCATTCAAAAAAAATATTGTATTCAATAGAGATAGGCATAGTGTCCGTAAACTCTTTCCATAAAAATATCTCATTCTCTTTTTGAATCCAAATTTTTATCAACCCATTTTCGTTTTTTATGTGATGTATATGATGAGACCCACCTAAAACATCTTGTCCTACAAGGTAATGCATAGCCCCCGACTTATAATCAGGGCCTATAGAGATTTTTCTAATATCCATATTTAATTATATTAAGTTGCTATAGTATTTAATGTAGTGGTGTCAATTAATTGATATTCAATTCTAACTTTTAATGTTCCATCTCCCTGACTAACGGTCGCTAAGTTGGTAGCTGTCAGAGTCAACGCTTGATTAGAAAATAAAGGCACACCCCCTCTAAGAGTTATCAAACCTCCCCCCGGAGGTTCTTCACTAGGAAGCCACCCGGCAGCATAAGACACTGTCGTATTAATAGCTTCTTTTTGTATAGTAAAAACCCCCTGTATAAGATATTGTGCCGTCCCGTAAAAACCCGCAGCTAAATCACCACTGAAATCATAAGCTGTTGTTCCAAAAGCTAATAAAGTTTTTAATCCCGTCACATTATATGCTTTACCTACGCCGGGAGGGTCAAGAAGAGTGTAAAGGTTACTTGCACCACCACCTACAAGATTTAAAATCTCTGTAGAATTTAAATCAACTATTTTAACTCTAGGAGTTCCTACCACAGCAGCAAGGTCACCCACGCTAAAGTTTTTAGTTTTATTACTATCTGCAACGTCTGTACCTATTAATAAATCACTACTGACCGGAGTGGTTGTGGTATATGAACTTATTTTAGCCATGGTTCTATTTTTCTTGTTTGGTTACTATTCCTGTTTCTAAATTTATTCTTGCATCTTTACCGTATTTGCCTAACAATTTGTCTTCTTGCTCAATAAATTTTTGTTTAAATTGCTTAACAACTCCGAGCATCATATCATGCTGCACTACAGTATCTGCTAATCTTACCTTTGCTTGGTTAAACTCTTTAACTGCATTTCTTAACGAATTTAATTCGTCTTTAGTTAATTTTTTATCTGCCATTTTAATTTAATTTAAAGTTATATTGCAAATATACTAATATTTTCCTTTACGTGTTTTAGGAGACGATTTTGTTGATCCACCTTTACCTGCCCACAAAAACTTACAAGCCCAATATCTAGCCGTTAATTTAGACTTAGCAGTGCCACATTTATGGCGAGCTCTAAAACTTTTACGAGCTGCATCGGAATAGTTATGACCATATCCTTTTGCTCCAAAATGAATTATCTTTTCCTTTCCCCCCTCACAAGCTTTAACCATTTTCTTTTTGCCCGGACGAGTACTAGGTCTCACTACATTACATTTCATATTTTTTTTATTCACTGCCATTCTATTCTTTTTTATCATGACTTCCACCAAAGAAAAAATCAACAACCGTATTTACTTTTGCTGACATAGCTCCAAAAATTGTGGAAATAAAACTAATTTCAAACTCCCCTAAGTTCATATCCCCTGTGACAAAATATCTAAACATAATAAAGCTTAAAGCAAAATAAGCTACCGTAAAAACTAAAGCTAGAATTTTTTGAATAGAAGCATCATCTGCGTACATATTTCGTGCAGACTTTCTATCTTCTACTTCTAATTCGAACATTTCTTTTTCATGGCTTTTTAATAAAGCTTCTAATTTTTGTTTAGCTGCCGCTCTTTCTTCATCCGTTGTAACAACTTCATCTAATATACTTGAAGCATTACCGATTAAAGTTTTAATCAATCCTTTTATCATAATGTCTTATATGTTATAGGTTTTCTGTACCTAGTTTTGTTTTCTTCATTTTTATAAGCTACTAATGACTCTTTTCTATTGTCCGAAATCTTATAGCTAATGTGTATCCATGCAGGGTGATTGGGGTCTTGAGTTTCCGTGCTATCACCAAATTCTAATATGCATTGGTCAAAATCTAAACCTAAGTCTAAAATGGCTTCATATATTTTTATATTATCCATCTCTCCATTTTTTACAAACTGACAATCCACCGCTTCATATCGGCAGTGTTGCGAATTGGCACTTCCCCCAATAGCCAAATTTGTAGCTTCAGAACGGAAGCAAGAAGTAACACGAATCGGTCCTAATTTATTTCTAATTGGTTGTAAAATGGAATTAGCCAAAATGGTTAGCTTGTGTATTCCATCTTTCGTAGGAGTATTATCAATCCCTAAACGCAAAGCGGAATTTGAATGAGTGAGCTCACGAAGAGTAAAGTTTTTTGATACACGCATAATTACATAAATTTCTTTAATACTAATTCTTCAACTTTTTTCTTAGGCTCTTTAAGAGACAACTTAAAAGTCAAGTCGGCTTCAAATTTATAAGCTACTTCTTTGTTGTTAAAAACAATAATAGTGGGTATAGAAATAATTTTGTAGGCAGATTTTAAATCAGGAGAATTGTCAATGTTTACCATATAGGTGCTCACATTTTTAAACTCTTTTAAATCTACGCAATTATCTTTATTCCATTCCGCAAAAAACTCTACTACTACAATATCTTTTTCAAGTTTTTGATTAAAGTTATCTTGCGTTATTATTTCTTGGGAATATAAAGAAACGCTTAATAGTAGTATTATTATAAGTCTCATTAATTTTGAATTACCTGATACAATCTCTCGTCCATTACGTCAATCTTTTTTTCTATTGCATCTAAAGTTTCTTTATTAGATAAAACAGTTTGTCTTATCAATTCATTTTTCATATTTATTTCTCCGGCACTAGGGTATCCATCAAACTTTTCTACCTTCACCTCTAGTGCAGTTACCTGACCTACTAAATTATAATAAGTCCCTGCTATACTTAAAACCAACATAACAAATCCTACAATAAACTTTAAGTCTGTATTTACTTTTGTGTTCTCTCCTATTGCTGCCATTTTACTGTTCCATTTTGAATATATAAACCTTTTGCTGTGTGAACTACTTTTCCTTGTAAATTATATATTAAATTAGAACCTTCAGATTCTTTTATTATTTCTATCATTCCACTTGTACATGGTAGTCCCGTATAGCAGTCAAGATATTCAGGAACTATTACATCTACATACTCAACCTCCACAATCGTATCATAAACCATTACTTCAATTTCTATAAATACTGTATCATACTCTATCACCTCCACATATTCAATAACAGGAATATCAATGTAAATAGTATCACATTCAATTATATCTAATAAACACTCAGTAATAGGCGTTGGAACAGAACCGTTTTCATCGCCCGCATCAATGCAATCTTCCCATCCGTCATTTAACCAATCATTTTGAACACAGCCTTCTGGAGAGTATTGTGTCCAATTAGATTCATCATCACCACAGTAATATCCTTGAGCTTCTGCACACGCCACACAAGGACTGTTGTATTCTTGCGCCCCTACCAAACTTGTAAAGGCAGCAAATAAAATAAATAAGTACTTTTTCATATTAATAGAATAAATAGTTAAAACCCACTTTCACTTCATACAGGGGTTTCATCCAATATCTTTGGTGCGTGCCTTCTATAAATATTCCTAAATGATTAGTAATTCTTGAGCCAAATACAATTCCTGCATCCCATTCTGCCCAATCATAGTCTTGTACACCATAGTTGAATGAATAATCATCCACCCCATAATGCAAAGGTAATAAATTATACCATATATGAATCCACATGTTAGATGTCCACTTATAATAAGATAATCCTAAAATAGCACTGATTTCCCTTTGA